GCTTTGACATCCATCTTATCCGCACGTTTCATGGCTTCACTAATAGAAATCCCTTGACCATTCGCAAAGTTCTGCCAGTTGGCATTGATTTCTTTTTGAATAGCCTCTTGAGATTCAAATAGCTTATCCATGATTTGTTTCATGCGTTTGGTATCATCTTTGATTTGCTCCGCTTGCCATGCTTGCTCACGTTTAATCCAGTAATCAGGAGTTTTCATAGGTTACTCCTTATTTGCTTCAGGAACTTCTGTTTCATTCTCACTAGGTTGCTTATCCTTGTCAAAAATAGCTGTAGAAGCTTCTTCTTTTTTAATTTTCTCCATTTCAGCTTGAACATCTGGGATAACAGAAATGACACTCAAAGCTGTTTCTTCACTAGTAATACCTTTTAAAATATTAGCAGTCTCAGCTTGCTCTTTAATATCTTTAGGCTCATTACGTGTAAAGGTGTACTCAATATCTTTCCAAGCATCTTTGTTTGAAACATTCGTACTTAACTCACAAAATAGTTTGTATCGACCATTCAAAGAAGATTGGAACTTACGTTGAAATGACAAAGCTAAGTTACTCATTGCTTGAAGTTTATAAGCTAATGAAACACCGCTTGATGACCCGAAAGATTCATCGGAGATATTCGCAACCATTGTTGTTTGGAAGATTAACTTAGTCAACCGGTCCAATAGATTTTCTGTTTGAGAATCACTATCAGGCTTTTCTAAGAATTTAACATCCACATTTTTCCCTTCACCATCGTCATAGTAATTAATGACACGGTTACTACGAATGTTTTTCAAATCTTCTTCTTCAACTCCAGCACCTAAGAATGCCAAGTACTGGTCGCTAAAATAATCAACGTCATTTGCTTTTTCACTAATAGCTTTGTTAAAAGCATTGACTAATGAAATAACAGATTCAAAG